CAATCATTTGCGGTTGTTGGCGATGGCAACACCACGTACTACACAATTGCTGGGCAAGGCACTTCCGAGTGGGAAGTTGGGATCGGCACATACACATCCTCTGGTACGACGCTTGCCAGAACAACTGTTTTATCTAATAGCTCTGGTACACAGCCATCAGCATTAAATTTTTCTGCCGGAATAAAAGATGTATTTGTTACATACCCCGCTGGAAAATCTGTAAATTTAGACGCATCCGGTAATGTTAGTGCGTTAGGCACAATTAATTCAGGCATTTGGGGGGCTACAACCATCGCAGTGGCTTCCGGCGGTACAGGTGCAACAACTTTAACGGCCAACAACGTGCTTCTTGGAAATGGGACGTCGTCTCCGCAATTTGTTGCACCGGGTACAAGCGGTAATGTTTTAACTTCAAATGGAAGCACATGGATTTCCGCCGCCTCTTTTGCATCTGGAACGGCTATGCTGTTTGCTCAAACAGCAGCCCCAACAGGATGGACAAAATCTACTACGCATAATGATAAAGCGTTACGAGTTGTTTCTGGAACTGCAAGCAGTGGTGGCAGTGTTGCTTTTACTACAGCATTTGCCTCGCAAGCTGTTGCGGGTACTGTAGGAGATACAACGCTATCTACCGCTCAAATTCCTAGCCACAACCATTTAGCTGGTACAAATACGGCTGGACTTCAAACTACAAAAGGCGGAGCATCACGCAGAGCAGCCGACGCAGGCGGTGCTGTAACAAGTTCAACTGGTGGCGGCGGTTCTCACAATCATACATTTACTGGCACAGCAATCAACCTTGCTGTGCAATACGTCGATGTCATAATTGCTACGAAGGATTAAATTGTGGAATTAAAAAACGGAAACTTTTGTCCCCTGCTTAAAAAAGATTGCGTTGGTCTTCAATGTGCATGGTTTACCCAAGTAAGAGGTAGCAACCCTAACACGGGGAAAGAGGTTGATGAATGGGCGTGCGCTATAGCTTGGTTACCTGTGTTGTTGATTGAAAACAGCCAACAACAACGGTCTACAGGGTCAGCAGTTGAGTCATTCAGAAATGAAATGGTTAAAACTAACGAGAATTCGCAACAAATACTACTGGCGGCAGTAAAAAACTCACTATTGGAGGTTAAGTAATGACAACACCTATGAGAGCAATAATTATTCCAAGTGACACTTTTTGCGCTGTTGATGGGGTTGGATTTAACGGAGTCACTATGGTATCCGTAGCGCCAGAAATACATGCAGTTCAGTGGTACGGGACTAACGGCGAAATTGAAATTCAAGATATAGTCACCGGGAAAATGATAAGCAATATTCAAATTACGAGTTTAGATGCCTTTCAAGCAGTGTTTGATTCTTATTGGGTGATTAGGGCCGCAGCGGAACACGAACAGCAATTATTAATAGATGAACAAACCATTACCGAGGTATAACTATGGAGTTTTCAGCGTACCCAGCATTTGGCTATGTTTTAGTGCGATGTAAAATTAACGCAGGAGAGATTATACAGGATATTTCTGTCGGAGCCAATAACGTCATGAATGTTTCCGCAGTAAGTGCAAATGGCGTTGCTACAGTTAACGGAAGTGAGTATGTGTGGCTACATATTTCTGGTCAGCAAACGTATACCGAGCAAGCTACAGGGGAAAAAACAATCCGCGTTCCGGGTTGGTGCAATCTTGTCGAAAACATTGCTGTTGGACTTCACGATATTCATGTAGATGTGTCTAGTGAGCATATTTGTTTTTCTACGCATCTTAACGAAACCCGCAACCCACAACTACCGCCCATTTCACTCTTTAAAATGTTTGCGGGGGGAAGCATGGTTGTTGAGCAAAAAACCAAGTTATATTTGGCGGAGGGGGTACTTGATGTTTCTGGGGCCAAAATACAAAAAATGAGACAGGTTTATTTTAAATCTGGGGCAAAAATAGTTGTTGCAGATACTGATTGCTTAGGGTTTATTTTTCATAATTAAAAGCCATCATGTTTGCGCCGTTTCCTCTTACTATAGACACCAAAAATGTGTTTTTGGCGGTGGAAAAACTTTTATGCAACGGAGAATATTTAAAACCACAAAAGTATGGCATTGCGCTGCGTCGGCAAAAATTGTTTACCTCCGTTCCTAACCGGATATATGATGCGCAAGAAAAAGACAAAGAGTATATATTGTCGCAGTTACCAAAAAAATTGTTACTGCTTGAAGAGCCAAAGCTATGGGTGATGGATATACGAGCCTCGCAAGAGGAAAATTCTATGCTTGCGCCGCACATTGATTTTGTACGCCTCACCACAGTTAATTTTTACAGCAATACAAATGGCGAGCGAACTTGCTTTTATGAGTACGGCGCGGGCGGGGCTATCGAAGAAATAGGAAGTTTTGTTGCCAAGGATGGGGAGGCGTGGGTTCTTGATGTAAGCAAACCACACGGGGTGGAACTAATACCCGGTAAGGTGCGGAGAGTTTTATCTCTTTCTTTTATTACAACTCCTTACGAACGTGTAATGGAAGCACTTTCATGATCAGATTTTCTGAATTTACAAAACTTCGACTGACTATGTTAATAGCGCATACTGGTGCTATCTGTGGTTTGGTTCTGATATGGGACGCAAAATGGCTTTTGCTAAGTGCCGCGTGCATTATTGCTTTTTTTTGGGTTGGGCAAGAGCTTTACTGCCACCGTTACCTATGTCATAGGTCGTTTGAAATGCCGTTATGGGTACAAAGAGTGTGCGTTATTCTATCAATATACAACTTGTTTGGTCACCCAATTGGGATTGCTGCAACGCATATCACGCACCATAAATATTCAGACACGAACAAAGACCCGCATCCCGCATTAACTCCTTGGCAATCATGGTTTTGGGTATCAAAAAATTTTAGTAACTCGGTTGACCAAGGCGTGGTAAAACGCCTTATGCGAGACCCTTGGTTAAAATTTATATCAGCGCATTACCTACTAATTTATTTTGGTACTGCATTTTTGGTTGGGCTGTTTAGTATAAAAATATTGATATATGCAATACTTATACCCCATGTGTATGCGTTTGCGGCAATAGGTTTAATAACAGTGTTTTGTCATAACAAAGGATACCGACGATATAACACTGCTGACGCTTCAACCAATAACCATTGGGTAAACTTAATGTTAGGGTGGAATGGCGCTGCGTTTCACAATAATCACCACGCAAAACCAGCAAGGTATACAACCTCTGATAATTGGAACGAAATAGATTTAATTGGAGTGTTTGTTTATTTTCTGTTTTGCAAGAAGAAAACCTTATGAACTGTTCGTTATTTTATATGTTTCCAGTTGCTGTTGCATCTTTTAAAAGCGATAAGCACGAGGATTACAAGCGTGTGTTTTTTGACCGAATGCCCGAACACTGTATTACACACGAAAGTGGTCAAGGTCTAATTTCTGGCGAAAGTTCAGGAAAAGTGTACTTGCACACCGACGAGGCATTTAGACCATTTTTTGAATTTGTGTCGCAATGTATAGCAAGCTATTTGGATCAGTTGGCTTATGATAGATCGCGGATTGATATACATGTTATAAAAACGTGGATCAGTGTTACTGACAACCAAACCGCGACTCCTACACACGCACACGGCACTAGCCACCTATCGTTCGTCTACTACATGAACATGCCTAAAGAAGCTGATGCAATTGCATTCCAAATACAAAACTCGCCGAACGAGCCGTATTACGGCGCGTTTTCAGAGAGCGCTAATCGGCAGCGTTCACTGATCCTCGAACGCAATGCGCTCAATGCCAATCAATCAATCATACTTGTTGAAGAAGCGCAGCTACTGGTTTTCCCAAGCCATCTTCATCATGGCACAGTAAAAATGGGAGATATAGGGGATAATCGGCGCATTGCGTTGTCAGGCGACGTGTTTTTGATTTTTAATGAACCCGCTCCAAATTACGCCACTGGCGTTTTTGACCCGCGCACGTGGCGATCTTTTGGGAATGCGTGTGTTGAATGATTGGTAGTTTTTTAAGTAAAGGATTGCTATGAGCAGCTCATATTCATCAAGTCTTCGTATCGAACTGATTGGCTCTGGCGACCAAGCCGGTGCGTGGGGCGCAACCACCGACAGCAATCTGGCATACGTTGACCTACGTTAACGGGCCATCCTCCAGTGCATCACTGAACCAATCTGTGTACGCGATGCTAAGCTTTAGCAGCGCGGCAGCAGCCTCAGCCATCTACGCCCCACCAGCGTCTAAACAGTACATCATCTGGAACAACTCAGGTTTCACCCTCACCATCTACAACTCTACGGTCATCGGCAACACAACCGCCGCAGGCACTGGGGTGGCTGTCGCCAACGGCGACAAGGTCATGGTCTGGTCGGATGGTACAAACTTTTACGATACCAAGAGCAACGGAATCACTGGAACGCTTCCAGTTGCCAATGGCGGTACAGGAGCAACCACAGCGTCTGCCGCAAGAACAAACCTTGGCTTGGTGATTGGCACAGACGTGGCGGCAATTGCTTCCCCTGCGTTTACTGGCAACCCCACAGCGCCAACCGCAACATTTGGCGACAACGACACGACAATTGCCACAACAGCATTTGTACAGGCGGCACTGGCAGCTTTATACCCAGTTGGCTCTATTTACACAAATGCTTCTGTTAGCACCAACCCTGCAACTTTGCTTGGTTTTGGCACATGGACTGCATTTGGTGCTGGTCGTGTCATGGTTGGATTTGACTCTGGCAATGCGTTGTTTGACACTATTGGAGAAACTGGCGGTAGCTCAGATGCAATCGTTGTTAGCCACACTCACACAGCAACTTCTACGGATTCTGGACACACGCATGTACAAGATGGGAATATTGGTGGGTTTTTTCAATACTCTGCCGGAGGAGGAAATCCCGGTGTTGGAATACCGTCTCAAACAAATGTAAATGTAAGCACATCAACAGCAAATATTACAACAACAGTTAATTCAACTGGTTCAAGTGGCACAAACGCTAATTACCAGCCATATATCACTGTGTATATGTGGAAAAGGACTGCTTAACATGCAAGTAACTTCCCACAGAGTTGGGGCGCTAGATTACGCCATCGTTGACGATTTATTTCTTCCTGAAGAATTGGATGAAATTGAAAATGAGGTAAACCACATAGTTAACGCAGGAATATTGAAATACTCCGAGGAAACGTTCAGCGCAAAATCAAAGGATGGTAGAACGCTTAAAACGGGGCGTGGGCTACTCTTGAACGATTATTACAGCCCGGAATGGCACAACGCTGGGATACTTTATCTGGTCACAAAAATATCTACACCGGAGATTGTTGAAGAACTCAGAAAGACATCAGCAAACTACACGCATCTTAAAAACATAAATAGGCGTACAACATTGCTGAATGTGTATGCAAACAACGAAGGCTATTTGGGGCATTATGACGGCACGCCTTTTACGATTGTTTCGTTTATTGGTAAAGATGAGTTTACTGCAAAGAACGTCCGTAAGGGTAGTAGATGATTCAAGATTACATTAAAGTTTTTGAAAACACTGTTCCATTGGATTTGTGCGATGCTTTGCTCAATGAGTTCAGCAACTCAAGTGAATGGGTAGACACAGTTGTTGATAACGATGTGGTCAACAAAAATATTCGGTCTGCTTCGACTATTTTTTTGTCCAAAGAAACAATAAGCAGAAATATAGAAATCAGGGCGCAGCTTGATGCAATGCTATTTAGAGCGGCGGGGTCTGCACTACAAAAATATTCAGATATTTATCCCAAAACTCAAATTAAAAGAGATACAGGGTATCAAATACTTCGCTACGAAACAGGGCAGTTTTACGCCCAGCACACAGATTCTTACGAAAAAAACCCCCGTTGTATTTCTTGTTCGTTTGCTCTTAATGACGGATATGAAGGCGGAGAGTTTGCCTTTTTTGACCGCGACACAACCATAAGATTACCAAAAGGGGCGGCTATTTTGTTTCCTTCTAATTTTATGTTTCCACATGAAATTTTGCAGGTGCTTTCAGGCACTCGGTATTCTGTGGTTACTTGGTTTGTGTAGGAGCGTAAAATTGATCCGATCAGCCTTCTCTTTGCTGCAAATGCTTGTGTCGCCGCCATCAAGGAAGGTTGTGAGCTATACAAGCAGGCGAAGACTTCTTTCATGGAGGTCAAGGCCACAGTTGACGAGGCTGTTGACATCGGAAAAGAAATCTATGGATTTTGGGGAAAGATTTCTGCTTTCTTTGGTGCGAAGCCTAAAGCTCGACCAGCGTCGAAGGCTGTGGCGAAAAAGAAAGACAAGTTCGTTGCCGTTGACGAAACCGAAGTCATGGTTGGGGTTGTCAAGCAGCTTACCGAGTTCTTCAAGATTCAAGAGCAGTTAGCTGCACACATTCGGGAAGAGGAGGAGAAGTCCAGAAACGTCTACGAACCTGACCAGAATCAAATGGAAGTCGCCTTGAAGCGGGTCATGGCGCAGGATCAGATGGCGGAGTTGGAGAAGACAATAAGGGAAACGATGGTGTATCAAAGCCCTCCTGAGATGGGTGCGCTGTACAGCAAAGTGTTTGAGATGCGGGATGTCATAGCCGCTGAACAAGAAGCTGCCAGACTTGCACAGGAACAGCGGGAGCGAAGATTGAGATGGCAACGTTACCAAAGGGAAAGAAACCAAAACCTGCGAGCAGGAGCAGCCGTCCTAGCCCTTATTCTTATCCTGTACCTGTGGACGTGGTTCCTGTGGTTGAAACAACTGAGGAGCTTGTGATGGGAATGGTGGGCTGGGTGGTGGCGGTTTTGTTGGTGGCCTTGATGCTGCCGTTGTTGGCGTTCATGTATCTGGACATACTGGAGACAAGGAACGATGCCAAACAGCAGTTGGAGAAGGTGGAGAAACTGAGGCGGGAAGTCGAGAGGAAGAATCGGGACAGTCCGAAAGAGTTTGAGGACAATCCCATTTTTGACCGGAGGAAGAAACATGAGTAAGCAACTTGAGAAAGATTCAACCTACAACGAATTTGATACTGACCACGACGGGGTGGTGACGGACACGGAGTTAGCTCGCTCTGAGCGCATGATTGTCATTGAGAACATGGACAAGATGGCTGACCAGCAGAGGATCATGGCGTGGGCAGCTTTGGTTGCGCCGCCTGTACTCATTGCTTACTTGGCATCTGAATTGGTTGCACTGGATAAAGTCAACGCCCTGAATGGTCTGGTCACCACCTACTGCGCTGCAATGGGTACGATTGTGGTGGCCTTCATGGCGGCAACCGCCTACGTCCGTGGAAAGACCAACGAATGACTTTGCTCAACCCATATGTTTTGCTTGGCATCGTACTTGCCCTACTTGGCAGTTTTGGGGCTGGGTATTACAGTGGAGAGCAGGATGAGTATGAGCGCCAGCAAATAGAGATTGCCCGTTTAAACGAGCAGGCACGGGAGACAGAACAACGCATGGCGGAGGTTGCCCAGACCTACGCCCAGACCTTGAAGAAAGCCAACGATGTTGCACGGATTAAAGAAATTAAGCTTCGTACTGATCTTG